ATTATCGAATTCAAATGTTTCTTTGGCGATGTTTAAGCCACCACGGCGATCGGCGCGGGTGTTACTGGCTAAAGATTTTATCCAAGCTTCCTGAGTGGCTCTATCTAAACTGTCCCAACCTGATGGTTTAGTGCCGTATTTATTATCCCAATTTATCGACATGCTTACTTCTCCATTTAGTTAAATCAAGAACCTACAAGATAAATAGATAAAAAAAATATTATTGTTCCGATTGCAGATCTTTGATTAATCTTTGGACAAACCACCCTCTTAATTTAATTGGAAAATTGTAAGCCTCGGTAAAAGAAAAATTACCTTTCTTAACAAGAATAAAAATTTCTTCATATGTTACTTTTTCGAGGTAATCAAATGTCAGTGCGAAAAAGTGCCCATGAAAAGGGCACCTCCCTAGCGGAAAATCCGCCACAAGACGTACACTGAACGTCTTGCCTTGTGCTTAGTTTTGGGTGACAATTATTGTAGAATCCAACAATAGTTTTTGCATCTACAGCCGGCATAACCTGTACTAGTTTTGCTATTTGATCTCTAGCAGTAACTGAGTTTACAGAAACTAGTGCTCTTTCTAAAAATGCAATCGTTGAGTTGTATTCAATTTTATATTTTTCTTTTTGATTTTTTTCTTTCTCTAGAAAATCTCTATCATCTTGGTTAAAGTTTCTTATTTCAACTTCAAGACCTGTTTTTGGAAGCGTTAAACTAAAAATATCTTTATCAGCATCATATGATGCATCATGATCTGTTAACGACTTTGGATCTTCAACTGTAGTCTTGGTCAAATCAAAAGTGTAATCTGTTTCTGCCCCACATAAATCACACGTACTTTCAACTACATATTCCGATCCATATCCGGTGTTTCTTGCTGAAAGCAAGATTGCCAGTTTATCTTCCTCTAAAAACATTGATGAATTTAGACTCTTATCAACCAGAAGACCATCGATTAATCTATCATATACATTTTTATTATTGATATCAGTCGTAGTAGAGAGTAAATCCTCTTCTTTTGCCGTCATATGTTTAATTTCTACAACTTCTAACCCATGAAGAGGGCTAGTCTTTGGATAGTATACTCCTTTAGATGGGAGTTCAACATCATCGGTAGGCACTACAAAAGATAGGCCGAAAATATTTCCAGGTTGTTGAGGCTGCTCCTTTTGAGCTTCTTGGTTTTGTTGTTCTTTCCCTGATTCAAATTCTTGGGTTGGTTTTCTATTTAACTTTCTTGAGTTTCTTGTCATTATTCCTCTCTTTCTTTAAGATTAACTCATAATATCATAATTTTCAAGAATATTTTAGTTTTTATGATTCTAATATGCCTGCTTCTTCAGCTGCCGTCCAGCGTACGCCTGCTCCAGTCTGAATTTGCACTCCCTGACCGTCGTTTAGTTGAGCCCAATCATACTTAATTCCAACAGTTATGTTTAGCATTTCGTCTGTGCCATAGTCCAAGCCGTCAAAATTAACATTTGTTATCAACGGGTTATTTAAAACCCATGATTCTATGACTTCGCCGGCGCCGTTAGCTGATATTTGATCTATTCTGACTCGGTTACCGAGAGAAGTAACCATTTTCTCTTTTGATATAGTTGCGAGACCACTATCACCAGCGGAAACTATATCGGTTGGCAGCACATATCCCGAATCCTTTAATATTTCATACAAACTCGCAGTAGCATCTGGATGAACAGGGTCTACTAGTGTAATTGAAACATCATTCCACGTAACTCTTCCTGGATAGTGAAATTGATGCTGTAAGAAATTATGCGCAGTTGTACCAACTGTAAACGACGGCTTTGTTACTGATTTCGCAATAAACTGTGGTGCTCCTGCAAAATATAAAAGCCATCTAAACTTTCTCTTTGGCTCTAACTGCTTTTGGCTCCAAAAATTTTGTGTTGTCATATTATAGATCTCCTAATATTATATAGTTACAGTATGTTTTTTTTACTTAATCTGCAAAAGAAGCACCTGTATTTGTTATAACGAAATCAACTGCAATAAACTCAATAGATCTTGCTGGCTTTAAAAAGATCTTTGCGTACATAATATTTCTGTCAATTAGATCAGGTGTAGTTGTTGTTCCATCTAACACCACTTTAAAATCTGACAAGCCAAATCGAACCTTAATACTATCTAGAAATGGTACAACCCTACTGATGAATCTATTCCAAGTAGCTTGCACATTCTGCTCAAAGAGCAAAGTGTTAGAAATTCTAGAAACTTCTTTTTTAATAAAAATAAGAAGCCTTCTTACGTTTATCCTATCCAAAGCTGACTGAGTCGACTGCAGTGTTTTTTGGCCAAAGATAACAATTCCCTCGGAAACAAAAGATGCGACAGGGTTAACATTAGCTTCGTAAAGACGATCTCTGTCTTTTGATAGCAATTGCTCGGAAACTTGAAGCACCGGCAAGCCTGCGTTGCCCTGGTTTAAACCACCGCGGTTAAAGCCTGCTGGGGCGAACCAAACTTCTGAAGTTTTTTCTGTATATGCCATTACGCCCAAAGCCACAACAGATGGCGGAACCCATACATCTCTATTGAACTCTTCATCTTTAACCTTTACCCAAGGATAATAGCATGCCGCATAAGAAGAATTTAATTGCCTTCTTACTATGGCAGCTGCAGTTCTTTCTGGGGTTGTAGAACTAACCCTTTCTTTGAAGTTATCGCAACTTCTTTGGAACGGCGGGATATATACGTCTGGCAAGTCGATAATTGCTAAAGAATCCGCTCTAGCTTCACAAGTATTAACGAGTTTCGTTGTTAAACTTTCATTTGTAATTCCTGGCATGACAGCTAAATTGTGCTCAATAGCTTCAGGGTCCTTGATTAATTCAATAGCGCGGTCAATAGATGCAAATGCATAATTATCAGCAGTTGTGCCATCCTCTAATACCTTATTATTAAACGGATCTGCTTCAACTATGTTAACCCCATCAAAACCGCCTACGAGAGGCATGTGAAAGCCCTCAACAATCTCCAAAAGAGGGCGGAGCGTCATTGTGCTATCAGTGGCAACTTGAGCAGAATAGCTAGGATTTGGCGGCAGGGCCCCTCCAGTGAAGTCAACTTTGGTAGTGTTAGCTAAAGTAGATGCAATTTCTCTATCTCCATCCGCACCAAGCTGTGCTTGTGTTAAAACTAATTTTACGCCGCCATCAACGGTGACTTTTTCGACGAGAATCTTGCCTCCGTGGCCTCCGCCGACGGATCCGTCTTCTATAGCTGCCTTTAAGGTTGTCGCTGAAACTTCTGGGCCGTTATTAGCATCAAAAGTTCTAGCGGCAGAATTTCCTTCTGTTTTTGCACTATACGTTATAGAGGTTCCATCTGTAGATATCAGCGTAACAGTTTGATTTATAGCCGGGTTTCCTGTGAAGGTTATGCTTCCCTCCGAAGGCGTTGCAAGTTTAGATCCTGCTTCGTAATAAACATGCTGTACATCGTTGGCGCTAGTAACTGCACTAATAGCAGTACCTTCGTTAGGTACAAGAACCACTTCATCTAAGCTAAACTTATAGCTATATTCTGCCACCTCAGAATTGCTGGCGACAATTCCAGAATCCTGCAGAGTCACAAGACTGTTACTGGAATCATATTGTGCTAATCTCCTACTGTAATCTATATAGCCTCTATTTATCTGCGAGGAGACTGTGACAGATGTATCTGCAGCTATAGTTTGTTTAAATGGGGTAGCACCCATATAAAAGCCATCCTCAGCAGAGCCTGTTGCTACAAGTGGAGCAGATGGCCAGCTAACGCTAAAAGGCGAGTCGGACGCGTCTTCGTCTTTAATCTGAACGTTTGCAGTATCTAGCCAACCTGCGCCGGTGAACTTGCCCGAACTTGTGGAGCCAGACACTGTTTTTGGCTTTATTGGGCCATAGAACCCAAACGGAACGTGTGCATTGTTGGTCGGACCACCATTACTAAGAATATCTTCATTAAGTTCAATTCTTATGTACTCTGATATATTTGGATTATTTCCGTAGATCTTATTTCTCTTCTCAGAAGGGGACCACTCAAGATACTGGTCTCCAATTTTCTTTGCTATAAAGTTCTGAGAGGTCGGGTCTAAATTGCAGCTGTCAAATCTTTCTATTTCTTCGACCTTAGTGACTCCTATCCTTTTTACCACCAAGGAAAATGAACCAAAAGGGTTGGTAGCTCCTTCTCTAGGTATCTTAATATCTTCAATACCTATTATTAAATCTTTACCCGGGGCGGAACCCTCGTGCAATGCAACCACTCGGAATAGTCTTTGATGATTATCTATATCAAAACTTGAATTTGAGGCTGATGTATCTTGGCCAATGACCCACCCAGAACGTGCTGCAGTAAGTTCATGTTTAGTGCTTTTAAAGTCAGACATTAGAGTATTTAATTTAATCATTACTGCGCACTTTGCAGTACCAGATGTTTTCGCAGAAAGTTCGTCGTAAACTTCTTGAAAGCTTTCACCTAGCCAGTACTGGTCAGACAAGGTTCCCGAAATAGCCGTTGATATTCTTAGATTTGTTGCCACTGGGTTTGTATTAAAATCTTCTCTTATTTCTCCAAACTTAAATGCAACTTCTCTATTTTTAGATCCGCCGCCGCGAAGGTCAATGGTGAGACGATCAGCCGCATTAAAACGAACTGGAGTGCCAGCGTCAGCTGTATGTACTGCACCACTACCAGAAAGGGAAGCTCCTTTTAATTTTGGCTCAAAATCAGCATTTGATCCATAAAAAATCGCTGACAACTTTAAGTCTCTATTACTTCCGGCTGCAGAAGATGACTCAAATAAAAACAACCCATGAGCTGTTTCAGCAGTCCAACCTGGCTCCCCATTAGCTTTTGCATTGTCTCCTGTAATGCCTCCCAGCCTAACAACTGTAACGGGAGAATCTATTTCTGCAGAAAGATAAGCGTGGGCTGCATAAGGAGCGTACGATTCAGCTAATATATTTGTACCGTCTCTCCATGGGTCTTCTCCCTGGTTTCCAGGCATTGGTTTTCCAAAAACTCTTTCAAATTCTGCCAAAGATCTAATCTTATAAGGCTTCATTGTAGGTCCCTTTCGGGTACGACCTATGATAACTGGACCCATGCCTTCTGGGGTCCTTGGAAGCTGTGAGTTGTCTATCTCTTTTAGGAATACTCCCGGGGATACAAATCTAAATTTTCTAGATGCCATGCTATACTCTCCTTTTAGGAATAAAATAAATGCTATTTTACTTAATAAATAGTTTTTCTATATACCAATGGAATAAAGAAAAAGAAAAGCCCGCCAAAAAGGCGGGCTTGAGGTGGGATGTTGAGGTTTGTGCTTAAATTAATTAAGCCTTAAAGTACTTGATTTGAATAACATCATCATAGTCTAATGCATTGACCAACTTGACCAATGATTTACCAGCTTCTTCGTCAAGCACGAACTCGTAGTCATATGCAGCCTGATGGTCGTCGCCTTCTGCCGAGAAATTCTGGTTTGTTTCTACAGATCCGGATGGAGTCTGCAAAAGACCATTAACATAAACCGATACGCTTGCTGTTATATTTGTAGCAGCTAATGCCATCGGAATAGCACTAAGAGATGCTGTTGCAAGGTCTGCTGAAAGAATACTGTTTCTGGATGCAGAAGAAGCAATATCAGTCATATGAGAGATCTTGAACTGTCCACTTGAAGCATCCAAACCATTGCCAGCCATTGCAGCCGCGAGGTCTACGAAAGATTCAATCTTTGAAGCTCCGGTGTTTCCACCATCCCTAAATATGAAATGGTCAGCCGAAACATCAACAGCTCCAACGTGAGATGCGCCTGCTGAAACATCTGCTACAGCATTAAGCTCTGCAGCGCCGGCGGCCATGTGAACTCCTGCAAGGTGAAGACCCTTAGAGGTTCCATCATGCTCCGAAAGATCAAAACTATCAGTGTGAGCAATCTTGTCAATTGGAGTATTCTTCTTGATGCTACCTCCTCCAGAGGAAGAACCAATCGTAGAAAGAGCGATTGCTCCACTACCATCAATACGCTTTGCTTTAGTTATTGATACTTCTGTTGCTCCCACTGAATATGCAGCGAGAGTATAGTCAATCTTATTAGGACTGCTATTATCATCAAGTCGGACAATACCGCCTTCTCCAATTGCAGATGCAAATGCAGCTGCTGCAGACTGTGCATCAGAGTTGCTGGTACTAACAACCTTGATCGAACCACTCGATGTAACTCCAGATATAGATAAAGATGAGCTCTCTAATACCTGCACAACCGAACTAATGCTGATTGATGGACCACTACTATATGTTCCAAATTGTAGATCGTATATTGCAGAACCGTCATCAAAACGCACAATAGTTCCGGGGCTGCCGATCGCTGATGCGAAAGCTGCCGCGTTGGTTGCACTATCGAAAGTAAGACTTGAAGAGCTAGAAGTTAAGCTGGAGTCAGTAATGTTTCCAACGTGCGAACTCTTTATATCAGATCCCAAACCAATGAATGCAAATGATGTCAAGTCCATGTTAAAAGTCTGAGAAGACAGTAGATTTGGACCATGAGTGCTCTTAAGATCAGAACCCAAACTTGCAGTTTCAGTGTGAGTAAGTGTTAAACCACCGTCTCCATATCCAATTACCGCTCCATCAGCAAGGAATAGATCAGAAAAACCTAAGGCTGCTTCACCAAGAGAAACTCCATCATTGGAGGCTGGCTTGATGCTATTTGCCGTGATTTCAAGGTCTTGCGCAGCGGTGATCTTAAGATCGGTAGAAACATCTATGTGATTGGTTGTACCGTCAATCAAAAGCTTACCAACAGTAAGATCTGATTTAGTTCCGGAAAAGACCTCACTGGAATTAGTTGCTGCTTCATAAAGTGCGAAGCCTGCCAAGCTGTCATCCCAACCCATAAAACCAATGCGTGCGGAGGATCCATCATGGTAACGGAATTCCACACCGCGGTCTTTATTATCATCAGATTCCGGCGCAGTGTCGCCGCCGAGCGTAATAATAGGATCATCAACAGTAATTGTTGTTGAGTTGACTGTAGTGGTAGTACCGTTAACAGTAAGATTACCCGCAACTTCTAGTGCTCCGTAGAACTTGGCGCCGCGGTCGGCAGAGTTAAGCTCTAAGTTTGGAGTGGTGCCGACTGCAGAACCAAGACCTATTAATAGCTTAGATTCAGAGTGGTCGAGACCCATATACATGTCAACAGAAGCACCATCAAATACAAGAGCTGTATCTTCTGATCCACCGTCACCGATTGTAACCGTAGGCGTAGTTCCCTTAAGAACAAGGCTTCCGTCGGTCAACACCATAACGTCAGATCCGCCGACCTCAAAGTCTATCTGATCATCTGCAGATGAACGAATAGAGGTGTCTGCGTCTGCATCGAGATCTATACGGCCGTTTCCGTCAAGATCTACATCATTGACATGAAGCTTGCTCCAGCGACGGGAAATAGATGATGATGTGCCGCCTGAGATTGAACCCTGAGTTCCGGATCCAGTATCTACTGCTAAACCACCTGGCGAGTCCGAGGTGCCTGCTGTGGATATAGTCGCAGTCATGCCGCCACTAACACCGCTACCAGCCTGAGTACCTGAAACATGAGTGACTGCTATTGAGTCGCCCGAACTATAGTCGCTGGTAATAGTAAAATTAGCATCACCAAAAACTACAACGTCACCTTTTCTGATATCGTTACCTAAAGCAGATGTCAGTGCAGAAGCTGAAGAAAACTTTATAGCCGATGTGCCTGAGCCGAAAGAGACGCCGGAGATAGAACCACCGGACTGGTCACTGGTCACTGACGATGCCCAAGTTGATGCATATGTTACGGTCGCGCTTGCATCGGCGCTCAACAGTGCGGAAAAAGATCCTATTGTAACCTTGTCGTTATCTTTAGCCGACAATACCGCGGTGGGGATCGACGAGAATCGGATAACTTTACTAGTTGAGGACAGGGTGATTCCTGAAACGCTCAAGCTACTTGCAAAGCTATCCGCGATTAAGCCACCCAAAGAGTCTGCAGAATCTGACCCTGGAAGTACGTTTGCACCACCTGGATCAAGAACGATGTCTGCAGCTGAAATAATCTGCAGATTTGTGCTAACATCCAAGTAATCGCTTGCGCTGTCAAGCTCAAGGCGATCAACACGGACATTACCGCCCGTGATTGTAAGTAAGTTAGCGGCGTGAGTCATAGTGACATCACCCTCATTAAAATTTAGAACTGCACCAGATGCCATGAATAGGTCTGCCCATTTATTGGCGGTCGTACCTAGAGCGAAACCGTCATCTGTATCTGGCTTTAAATGTGCATTAACTGAAAGTTGGTTTGATACATTAATCTTTGCCATATTATAAATTCCTCCATTTGAATTTTATTTATTGATTTTTACCAACTAATAAAAAACTGAATGTCAAAAAAATTAATAATGATTAAAAAATAAGAGGAATTTATATAAATTTAGATTATATGATTAGATTGAACACAAGAATAACGAACGTGTAGTGTAACTAGTTTTAAACATGATCAAGAGAATAATATTTTTTTAAGATTTCTGACATTGTTGTCGAATTTGCAAAAGTCAGAATCTAAAAATTCTAGTGATACTAGCTTACACTTATTCTCTTCATCTTGAAATGAGAAAAAAAACTTACCGGAATCTAGTCTTTTACATTCGGTAAGTTTAAATCCTTTAAGTTGCAGATATGCTGCAATACCTATATCACTAGTTGTATACATTTTGCTCTATTCTCCATCCATTATTTATATAATAAATAGTATCTAAATTTATGGTTTACGAATAAAGTAAGCTTTTTCTCCAGGGGTTGTTGGTAACTTCAACTCATAGGCCTCAGTTTGTGGAATTTCTAAAGAATTTCTTAGTTCAGACGCCTCTTCGTACAAAGAATTTTGAGACTGTACGATGTTATCTAAAAAACTTAACTTTCTCTTTTCAAACTGAAGCATCATATTGGAGAGGGCTTCTTCTAGTTGTGCGATTCTTGCGTTTTTTTCATATAAAGAAGCAACTTTTTCCCACTCTACCTC